AATTTTTCACTGGATAAGTTTCATCCATAGTTTCATTTAACTCTTCATAAAGTAAACTCCATGCATTAACCATAACATTATTCCTCCACTTTGTCAATATCTACATCAGCATCTACCTTATCATATAGCTCAAGGAATGCTTGCTTAGTCTCCTCATCAAATCTACTAATACAAACCTTAATTGCTTTTGCTTTATCTTTAAAAATAGAATAGGCATTAATAATATGAACCAATCTTCTGGTACTGATAATTTCATCAATACCACCATCAAAAAAGGTCTTACGAATAATATCTGCCCAATCTACAAGGTGCTTAATATATCCATCATCATGCTCACCCACACTAACAGCATGCCTACTTAATATCTGAGTCTCTATTGCTGGTGATGGATAGTCCTGCTCAAAGGTTACACAAAATCTTTCTAAGAATGCTTCATTAAGAACATTTGTACCAATGAACCTACCATCCTCAGATCCTTTACCTTTTGTATTAGCGGTAGCAATTACAGTAAATCCAGAAGAAGGTTTTACATATCTCCCAATTTTTTTCAAAAAGACTCCATTACCTTCAAGAATAGATTGAAGACATAAAATCTTATTAGAAGCCAAATCTACTTCATCTAAAAGGAGGACAGCTCCCCTTTCCAATGCTTCTGTAACTGGTCCATTATGCCATACAGTGTCACCATTAATAAGGCGAAACCCACCAATAAGGTCATCCTCGTCTGTTTCAATGGTAATATTAACTCTTATTAACTCTCTATTTAGTTGAGCACAGGCTTGTTCCACTCCAAAAGTTTTTCCATTACCGGATAAACCTGTAATGAAAGTAGGATAAAACATCCTAGAATGAATAATCTTTTTAAGGTCACTAAAAGGACCGAACTTGACGAATGTGTCATCTTTTTGAGGAACTAAACTTTGATGCACTGCAGGAACAACAGCAGGAGAATTAAATGATTGCTCTATCTCTTCAACTCTCTTCTTAGTATATAACAAATTCCACTTTCCACGCCCAACCTTAAACTGTTCTAACTTCTTAGTAACAGTAGCATATGACATACCATTCTGCGCAGCATATCCCCTAATATCAGCAGCTACCACTTCTTCTCCAAAAGTCTTTTTCAGATCTTCTATTATTTGATCATCTTTCATTTTCAAAAGTGGCATAATAAATTTCTTTCAACCCTTTTATTATAAGGGAAAAACGAAAATTTTGAACTACCATTGGACCAGTTTATAAAGTGTCATATACCTTGATCCCTAATATGCTTCTCCCATTCTCTAAAAGAGGATGAACAATCAGGTGGTTCAGTATCTTTAATCCCTTTCATCTTCTTCCACTTATTATACAATGCGCCCATCATCCAAGACTGAGCAAGACTCTTGGGTCCATTCTCCAAGAGTTCTAACTCATACTTACTCGTTGTATAAGGTTTTAGTTCTTCTCTCCAATCTTCCATTAAGCAAACATTCTAAGTTTTTCTAATATGTATTTGTATGCCTGAACTATATCTCCCTCATCCTTCCTAAACAAATCCTTATCAAATCTTTCTTTCGTTCCCTTCTTCCACAATCTCATATTATCTGGAGACAATTCATCAGCAAGATACAAATCACCATGAGGATCATGACCAAATTCTAATTTAAAATCAACTAAATCTATTCCAACCAAAGTAAATAATTGTTGGAGTACAGCATTAATATCTCTGGCCCTATCGCTCATAGGTTGAGGATCAATACCCATCAATCTTACACGATCATATGTAAGTAATGGATCATCCTTAGCATCATCCTTCAAAAAATACTCCACAAGAGGAGGCTGAAGCAATGTACCTTCAGTAAGGGTAGTAGTCTTAACTATACTACCAGCAGCAATATTCCTAACAATAACCTCCACAGGAACAATAGTCAGCTTCTTACACAACATAGTGTTAAGTGAAGGGCAATCAATCATATGATGCCTAATACCACTATCTCTTAATTTTTCAAAAAGAAGAGCAGAAATTAAACAACAAGTAGCTCCCTTATCTCTAGGGAAATCTACTCTCCTACCATTCCATGCAGTTACTTTGTCCTCAAATTTAATCAGGATCTTCTCAGCATCATCAGTATCATAAACAGTCTTTACCTTTCCAGCAAGCAATTCTTTCATAAACTAAGCCACCAATTCAATAAATTCTCCAAGGACCTTCTTATTTAGTTTCTTGGTTCGAAGGGATTTTATAAATGCCCTCTTGATCTGAGTCTTAGTAGCATCCTCTTCCACTTCAAATTCAGAATCTTCTGCTAAAGATGTAGAAGACAATCCAAAATATGCATCATAACTGGAATGGGTAATATTAAAACTCCTTAACTTCTTCCAATCTTTAATTATAGCATTATATGGAGAAGTATGCTCCTTATAGTATCTTTTTATGAAGGAATTAGCTTCTCTAGGAGGAAGCACCCTAATACCAATAAAGTTTACTGATAAAAAATTATCCTTCAAATTTTTAATTAACACATCAGTAAATTCATAAAAAGTATACCCAAACTTATATGTCTTCCCAATCTTACGATCCCTAAAGAAACATCTATCAGGACGAACTTTCCTCATTCCCATATAAGGCTCTGATTCAAAAGAACGTTGCACCATTACATGATAAGGAAGAGCATTTGCTTCTCCATCAGTCAAAATAATACACTGTACCTTCTGTAAGTTATTCTTTCTTTGAAATTGAGGAAGAATCTTATGAAGACATATTAATGCTTCATTTAAAGGTGTACCAGAAAGACCTAAACGTTCTGGATAAGTATAATGAATATATCCAAGATGACGAAAAGAAGAAGCAATCCTCCATATATTCCTCATTTGATGTTGCAAATCTTTACTATTAACCTTACTACTTAAAATATTCATTAAAGAAAATGATTCTTCAACTTGGAATATATACTCCTTCTTCTTATAATGAGGAGTCATTAATACAGGTTCCCATCTACCTGTCTCATAATCCTTTTCTCTCCTTCTCCATTCATTAGTAAAAGCATATACCTCAAATGGAATAGATACCTTCTTACAAAACCAAATAAGATTATACAACTGTTTAATAGTATCATCTAAAACATGTTGCATAGATCCAGACCAATCAAGAATAAAAACCAATCCATGATTCTTACCATCAGGAAGTATGTTTACTCTTTTAAATAAATCTTCATTAAATTTATAAGAATGAAGATTAGATGTATCTAAAATTCCAGTTCTACTGATTGAAGATCTAGCATAAGAACTAGCAGATTTTCTACATTCAAACTCTTTAACTAAGTAATTAACTTCCTTTTGAGCATTTCTCTTAAACTCTACAAAATCTTCATCAACCTCCTCAAAAATATCAGAGGGTACAAAATCTTTAAGTTGAATAACTTGTTCATTAAAATGTTTATCAATCTCTTTATGAACATCTACATTACTAGCAATTATTTGATCAATATCAACATCAGGAATTCCAATATAAACATTCTCCACTCCTCCTTGATTTACCAAATCCCTAATAGAACTTGATAAGGATTCAGATGTTTTAACTGTAGGTTCTTTAGTATCCTCCTCATTGTCCTTTACTTCATCATTCTCCTCAAAATCATCAAAGAACCCACCATCAGGATCCATATCTGGTTCTCTATTAGATTCTATCTTCTCTTGCTCTTCTTTCTTTTCTTTCTTATAATCTTCCTTACAATATTCATAAAGAACTAAGGATACTTTTTTTACATCCTCAAAAGTTTCACACTTTTGAATCATCGAGATAATCTGTTCTTCAGCAGTCGAAAATACCAAATCGACGAACGAACCAATCTTAAAAAATAAATTAGCCCTATCAGCAAGATTAAAAGTAGTAAGATCTTCACCATCTAATTCAAAAAAATCTTTATTATTTAATTCATTATACCCATTATAAAATGTCTTTGCAAGTCCAGCATACTTTCTCTTCATTAACTTCTCAATTCTTGCATCCTCTATTACATTTACAAACTGAGTAGGAACTTTAATATCATCAGTCCAATCCTCATCTGGGGTAAAAAGAGCATGTCCCACCTCATGACCCACTAACATATCATATACAGTATTACTTGCCTTCTCCCATAAAGGCAAAGTTAAAACACGAGTATGAACATTAAACTGAGCACTCTCACACTTCTTATGTTCTACTACCAAATCTTCAGTAGCCAACAGCTTGGCTAGTTGTGATTTAATTTCGTGACTAACTGCCATGAACTTTTTCTTTTGATATACCTATAATACTAGAAAACCTCCCTTTTGGGGAGGCAAGTAGACGCTTTATCAACTGTCTACGCCTTTCTCTTGCTGAGCGTAGTGCTTGAGGTTTAAGTTTCCTCTTGGGTGGCTTCCCTGAGTTGTGTTGCCAGTTGGGGACTGTCATTGTCCTTGAACGTATCCACGATATTTATTGTAGGGGACCATCCCAATTGACGCAAGACCCTTGTGTCAGCACATAAACTGTCTGGTTCACCTGGGGTATCTTCCTTAATAGGTAGATCCCTTCCCATTGCCTTTGCTATATCCATAACAGGTATTGCTTCCCCATACCCAACATCCAGATGCCCTCTAAAATTAGAATCCATCAATAAACATATAGCTGTTACTACATCAGTAACATGAATATAATCTCTATAATGTCTAGTAATATACTTAGCAGTATTCTCTTGAAGCATCCTGTATAACATATCAGGTCTACTATTCTCCTCTGCCCACACATTAAAGAATCTCATACCCACACTATTAGGTGGTGCTTGAAGTTCATTTACTTTCTTAGTAATAGCATAAGGATTTTGCCACCATCCATGAGCACCAGCAGAACTAGCATAAAGTAACCTTACATCATTCTCTCCACAGTAATCAAAAATAGGTTTAGACTTCTCTACATTATTCTCCCAGAACCTATCAGGGTCTTCAAAGCTTTCCCTGAGTGCAGCAAAGGCAGCAAGATGAATAACACAATCATACTTCTCCTTAGGTTTAAAAAATCCTATATCATCAGGAAAATCTATACCATAAAGATCTATTAGATCATTTTGCCATTCTCCCTGGCAATTGGAATCTTGAATCCAATTCCATAGGTGTCCTCCTATGAACCCCTTATGTCCTGTGATTAATACTTTCTTACCTTCTCTAAATTTTAATGTCATGTTACTGTCCAATCAATTACTTTACGAATTTCTTGATTATATTTCCATATTTCTCTAAACATATCAGCATTTACCTCCTCTTTTTCTAGTTGAACTATCAAAGAGTTGATATCTTTAGGGAAACATGTCCCACCAAACCCCCTATCACCATCAATTCCAGGAACTCTAGTATGAGATTTGCCAATTCTACTGTCAGCAGTCACACCTTTCATAACATTATTATAATTCATACCAGTTTTTTCACATAAATCATAAATTTTATTAAAATACGCTACCTTATATGCTAAAAATGTATTAGAAAAATACTTTATTGCCTCACTTTCATCAGAAGTAACTATTATACTAGGAATATGAGGGAACCATTTCTCAAAAATATCCCTAAACTCAGTACAAAGTTCATCATCTCCCCCAATAATATTCCTTTCAGAGTTACCAAAGTCTGCTACAGCATTTCTAGCAGTCAAAAACTCTGGGTTATGAATAACATTATGCGTCTCAGCATATTTTCTAGTTGTACCTATAGGAACGGTAGATTTTATGATGAACGTTCCCTCAATAAAATCAGGAAGTTCCTCAAAAAAGTTATCAAGAATAGATAAATCACAACTTCCATCCATTCTCATAGGAGTAGGAAGACAAACAAAAACAAAATCTTGTTTTATTACCTCATCCAGATCATTTAAAGACCTATTCTTATCTACGTCATAAACTTTGCAAGGAGATTTATCCCTTACATTCTGATAAACAGCATTCCCTACAAATCCATTGCCAACAATTCCTATCATGTTGCCAACCTACTGAAGCCCTTAATCTTTTCGAATTTTAGCACACTACCAAACCTATCGTCCATACCTGTCTTATGAGATATTACAAATATATTAGCATCTTTTACCACAAAACGAATAATCTTAAGGAATTCTTCAGTTCCATATCCATCTAAAGAACTATCAAATACCTCATCCATAATAAGAAGATTAGTATTAACAGAATTTTTAAACCGAGCAACTTCCCTCCAAGTAAACAAGAGTGCTAAGTCTATTCTCATCTTCTCTCCCTCGCTGAAAGAAGCATAAGAAAAATCTTCATGGATAGGGGACTGAACGGTTTCGTTAAATTCCTCATCAAGTGTGAAGTTTATATAGAAGTCCATCATCTGGAGATAACGGTTAACTTGCTGATTTATCAGCGGTAGATACTTCTTTATGATTTTGGATTTAACTCCACCGTCTTTTAGTAAGCTATATGAAAAATCATGATAGCGTATAGTGTCCTTTTGAGAGGCTAGTGCCTCATATGTTTCTCTTAAATTGTCTTTGAAGGATTCTAACTTCTCATGCTCAGTATTTCTGTCTGCAAGTTGATCGGTAAGTCTCTGAACCTCCGATTCCAGATCTCTGATTTGTCTTTGACATCCAGAAATCCTAGTATTGTTTTTAGAAATGCCATGCGTTAATGTGGTAATCTCCTTCGATAGGGCAGTGAATTGATGCTCTCTCTCTTCTTCCTTTTTAATTGCCTCCTCTAGTTCTTTATAACCAGATTGCAACTCATTTATCTTATCTTGAGCATCACCAATATTATTTAACCGAAACTCTTCTTCTATATCCTGTTTACAAGTAGGGCAAACAGTATTTTCTTCAAAAAACTTAGTCTTCTTTGTAATGGTTGCTACCTTATTAGAAAGAGTTCCTTTTATAGTACCCATCTTACGTAACTTTTCTGTAGCACCTGTTACCTTCTCTTGCTTCTTAATCAAGTCATTTATATCAGCCTCTATAATATCATTCTTTTCTAAATGAGTATCAACTTCTACCCCCAATACTTTAATTTTAGATTGGTTATCCTCTATCCTCCCCTTACCTTGTTGCTCCAATTCTTCTATAAACTCACTTTGCATCCTAACTTTATCATTAAGAGACTCTTTCTTCAAATCTAAAGTTCTAACTTGCTCCTTTATTCCCCTAATCTTATCCTTAATTAAATTATTCATAGAAGAAAAAATCTTAATATCTAAAAGATCTTCTATAACTTCTCTCCTATTATTAGCACTTAACTGCATAAAAGGAACAAATGTACTTGAACCCAAAATAACAATCTGAGTAAAAGACTTATAGTTCATCTTTATTACATTCTGCTCTAACCATTTCTGTTGATCATTAGCATTAGAAAATTGATCTAAGCATATGCCATTCCTATGAATCTCAAATATATTTGGTTTAATACCCCTCACCACTTTCCAATCAGTTTCACTAATAGAAAACTCTACCTCAACCTTACAATCCTTCTCATTAACTGTATTAATAAGTTGAGGTTTATTAATCTTCCTAAACGGTTTACCGAATAAACTAAAAGTCAAAGCATCCAGTACAGTACTCTTACCTGCACCATTTGTTCCAACAATCAAAGTTGTTGAATGATTATCTAATTCAATTTCAGTATATTGATTTCCAGTAGAAAGAAAATTTTTCCACCGTATCTTTTCAAACAGAATCATTTTCTATAGGTGGAATAACAATATCATTTTTAGTAATTACAGAATATCTGTAATCATGCAATTCGCAGGTTTTAATCACAACTTTTCCATCCACTTCAATTACATGCATTTCTGGACAATCATCCTGTTCCTCCAATAAAAGGGCATACCTAATAGCATCATCCTCATCCTCAAAAAGATAGAGAACTTGCTCCCCATCATCAGCAGCTACGGAATATGCTCCTTCAGTTTCCTTACCCTCAACTGTTAAGATAAACATTTTAGACTAACTCACATGCCTCTTGATAAATTTCTTGCATTAATTTCTGTACGCGAGATCTATCAAGATCTATTTCTGCCTCCTCAATATATCTATTAAGAATAGACAATGTATCTTCAGATTCAAAAGCCTCAAATTCTTCAGACTCTTGAATAGCAAAATTCTCAACAACCTTAAGTTCTGCTATATTAGCATTATACAGCTTATCTAAAAATTTTTCAAATTGAACCTGATCTGTCTTCTTCCTTACTACCACCTTTACTATTTTATTTTCATATTCTCTAGCATCAAATAATTGATGATTAGTATCATCATAATGAATAATATAGAACATCTTATAGGGATTATCTATAGGAGTAACTTCAAGAGTTTCAGTATCAAAGATATGAAAACCCCTCGTATCATTACAATCATTCCAAAACATTTCATATGGATTACCTAGATAAAATATCTTACCATTATCAGATCTAGTATGGTAGTGACCTGAATAAACTCTATCAAACTTATCAAATAAACTAGCATCAGTCCCATAATCCATTATATAACCACGATGAACTCTAAACCCAATGAGTTCTAAATGTCCCATACAAACTGGAGATTTTGTCTTATTAATCAGTTCTATAGTACGTTCTTCATTCTCCTTATTGATCCAAGGAACAAGAAGAACACCTAATTCACCTAAAGTTATAGAAGTTGTTTCTGAATATACTTTTACATTATCATACTCACGAAGTAATAAATCTACTGCATTTACCTCATTTGTATTCTTATAATATGCTGTATGATTGCCTACTACTGTATGGACAGTCACACCCATATCTCTCAATTTATCGTAATAATTATCTTTTGCCCAGGATAAAGATGAAAAGTCGATACCTTTCCTACTGTCGAAGGTATCACCCATATCAACAACTGTCGTAATACCTTCGGAATATAATAACGGAAAAAATACATCATTATAAAACTTTAAAAAATAATCATGAAAAAGTTTTGAATTTTTTCTGCATCCAAAGTGCTGGTCTGTAATTATTGCTACCTTCATTAATTACGAAGTTTAGAATGAACAGCATCCTTGATTTGATTATAGTCGCTATAGTTGGAATCGTCAAGAGTGTCTCTTTCAAATACTTGATCGTATCCTGTCTTCTCCAAGATTTTATTTTTAATCTCCAATTGCTTCTTCTCTTTCTGTATTCTACGTAAGAACGCGTAGTGTATAATTTGTGTGAAATAAGCAAACGGGTTTTGAGACTTCTCAGGGTTGAAATTGTGAATGTATTGGACGCAATTTTCAATACCATCTGATATCATATCCTCCTTAAACATGTAATTAACAAAATTTGGTTTAAAGGATAAATGAGTAGCAATCTTTAAAAAACATTCTCCTATGTATCTGGGTATTCTGGGTTTCTCTTTTCCTTGAATTTCTGCTATCTCAATATCTTCTCTATGTTTAATTAAAGCTGCAAGAAACTCTTTATTATTAACATAATGTTCAGATCTTTTACGTCTACCCATAACCCTTGGAGTACTCATTATCTTTACTCTTATTATGTAGTAATTATAACATTCAACAGATTAGTTGACAAGACATCAAAATAACATTAGAATAACTCTGTCGGGGTTCAAGGGCAGGGATTAGCTATTATTAAAGAGATTTTCTAAAGATTTTTTAGCTTCACTGATAGTAGATATATACCCCATTTTTCTATTTAATTTTCTTTCTTGATTATAATATTCTTCATGTTGCTTAGAGAAAGTTTGATGCATAGTAATAGTTTCCATATCTTTAGATTCACTTAAAGTAAGAACATCATCCATATTAATAATAAAAAGTTCTTCTTTACTTGTTTTAAGCCATGGTTCTACTCTATAACCAGCAATTCCTCCTCTATTCCTAATTTTTTCAATAGTAATAGGATCTGATAGTAATAGAAAACATCTATCATTATCTTCATTATAATTAACCCTAGCGAAGACTTCTTCTCCAGATTTAAATTTTACAGTAGCATAAAAATCATCTTCCATTTATTTTTTGATTTGTATAGTGATTATTTCATAATTAAAATTTTCTTCATTATAAATTTTAATCCGTTCTATTAAATGATTAAGCGTATAATTTTTTCGCGAATTATACGTACAATCATCTCCTATATCGTAAAGTGTAGCCTTTACTTTGTCTCTGCCTCTTCTAAGGACTCTACCAATGGACTGGAGGTTTCTAACTCTGGACTTGGAGGGGCTGGCAAAAATAACGTTGTGCAACCGCTTAATGTTAATCCCAGTACTAAAAGTCCCGTAGCTAGCGACGATAATTGCATTTTTCTCCTTTTCGGTGATTTCTCTGATAGACTCTCTTTGTTCAGCATCCACGCCACCATGGACAAAAAATACTTTACGATCATCTCTCTTACTTTTATTTATCTTTTCGTAAAGTAATGCTCCATGAGTTTCTACTCTACTGTATAAAATAAGAGTATTACCTTTTAAATCTAAAGCAAGATTGCTAATAAATTTATTTCTTTGTTCATGTGAAATTAAATATTGAAGTTCATCTTCATAAGTTTCAAATTTCTGAGGAGGATGTTTAAGAACTAAACATTGTATATCTAATTGAGAAAGATGTCCTTCTCTAATTAATTCTTCAGTTTTAGTTACTTTATAGGAGGGTCCAAACAATCCTTCTAATACCCATTTATGGGTCTGTGTCCCATCTAATGTACCAGTAAACCCAAATCTATACTTAGCATGTTCTAATTTAGTCATAATATTGACTAAGGATTTGCTCTTGAAAAGATGAGCTTCATCACCTATAATAACATCATAATCTACAAAGAAAGATCTTTCTAATCTAAATACAGATTGCCAAGTAGTAATTGTTACTTCATTAGTATTAGTTCTTTCTCTACCCGCATAAATCCTATGACAATGATTTTGGACATCCCAACCATACTCTATAAAATCCTTATACATCTGTTCTACAAGAGAAGTAGTAGGGACGACTAAAAGAATTTTTAATCCTTTAGCCACATAATATCTCACTAATGAATAAATCATTAATGATTTTCCTGAGGCTGTAGGACTAACTATTAATCTTCTATTATGCTTTAAGCAATCATATACTCCATCTATTTGATAATTTCTTGGTTTAATAGAAGTAATAGATCTAATATAATCTTTTACTCCTTCTTTTGATATAGAAGAGTTTATCTCGAAAGGAGGACCATAATATTGATTATTTTCAAACTTATAAGTATAATCATGTCTTTTACAAAAATCTATAATCTTATCTAAAAGACCTACATAAATTTTCTTTGATCTTAAATCAAATAAATGTATTTCTCCATTCCAATTCTTACCACGATATTGCGGCATGAATTTGGCATTAGGAACCTCAAAAGTAAAGTAATCTCTTAATTCATACTGAATATGTGGCTCAGCATTAATTTTTAAAAATACTTCGTTTGATTTAGATATAACAAGATTAGCCGACGTGTCAATCACATATATCCATACATCTACGCATATTTATCACATAGATTTATACCATAAATTTCCTGCTATAGAAATACGTGGTTCATCACATTTATAAAAAGGATATACAGTATGTCTTAATGCTGCAGGGAAAAATAACATAGTTCCCTCTAAAGACTTATCTAATCTATATCCAAAATTTCTAATATCACCTAGCATATCTGTATATTCAAATTCAAAAATAGATGCTTTCTTATCTTCTTCTTTCATCCCATCTAGGAATGGCAATTTACTTTGCTCTTTCCAATTAGTAGGAATCTTCATCCAAATAGCAAAAGAATAAACTCCACCATGATGATGGTAAGGATTAAATTCTCCCTGATATTGATAGTTAGCCCAAAACCCTTCTAATGTTAATTCTAATTCACCATAAGCATGCTCTCTAATAGGATGTCCTCCATAGGTATTATAATATACTTGTGAATGAGGAAATAATATTTCATTAAAAAAATAATCTTCTTCATCTTTAAGTTCAAAACTACGACTTATATTACCAGCTAATTTAGATTTATGATCTTTTTTAGAACTTTTCTTTATACTCTCCCAAAGAAAATCTAAATGCTCTTGATCTAATTGAGATTGTATCCATCCCAAATTAGGTGGAATAATTTTTTTAGATTTCATGCTACTAACCTATGTCCATAAGTGGCAATTGCTTCTGGATTTATAAAGTTCCCTGCAATCACACATCTATTTTTACATTTATTGGGAGGAACTTCATGTCTTAATCTACTCTCAAATACTATTACTTTACCTGCTTCTGCCTTTATCTCAGTTCCAGATCCAGGAAATACTAATGGAGAAGAACCTTCTGGTGCATTTACATAATAAGTAAATGACATAATACTAGGCCAATGAGAATGACATTCTGTTAAATCTCCTTCATTATATACTACTCCCCATACCTCAGGACATACTAAAGGAATTGGTTCTATTTGATTGTATGAATTATGAATCCATTTCACTAAACGACTTACTATTTCATGTCTCTTATCTAATTCCCATGCAGTAGATTTTGCTTTTATATTACCAGGTTTATCTTTAAAGTCTTTTTCATTTAAAAGAAGTTCTAATAAATGTGGATTGATATCTTCTGCAAAGGGACATAGATACTCATACATGTATAAGTTTTCTGGGATATAATGTTTCTTCATTATCCTAACCCAGCATTGAATCTCATAAATTCTATAGCATTTTTAATTTGATATGTTCTATTCTGAATTACTTTTAAAATACTTTCAAGATAAACAAGCATGGTATCATAATAATCAATCTTCAATGATGAAGAAGACAATTTCTCATCAGCATCAAGATACTTCTGCATTGTATCCTTATCTCTTATCTTCTTTGGAAAAGGATTATCTACATAAATCTCAGGATCTGCTTTACCAGAAAAGTATTCATAACGTTCATGACGAATATTTTTACGCTGCTGTTCTGCTTTCTTTCTTAAAAGAAAAATAGTATTATATAACTGAAAGTATTTTGCATGTAAAGAGGGGATATTTAACGACTCCTCATGTAGATTATCTCTATCTATCTTTGAATCTTCTTCCCACATCTCTTGAATTGCTTCAAGACTAATACTCATAAAAGATTATCATTCAAATCAGTGATGTTGTATATAGTATACTTGAAATTAACGTTAGCTGTCAAGTATTGTATGTCTGTATCTGTAGCATCAAAGTCTAAATCAGAAAGACTAGTAGGAAACATATTCAAAAATTTAATTTTAAAGTTTGGAGTTTGAGAACTAGTAAGAATATTTAATGTTCCGTCAGAATAATAATTTAATGGTCCAGCAGGAGCATTGGGATTATCTTTTTGCCAATTATATATCTCTTTAAGACTATCTGGAAATCCCAGTCCTCTTAACCAATGTTGTATCTCCAAGTAATTTTCTAAATCTTCATCAACCAAAAACCTCATATTTAAATCATTAAACTGAAGTTTATCTCCTGGTAAGGGAACATCAGTTAGATAATTTGGTTGTTCAGTTGTTCCTAAATTAATTCCAGGAATATTTGCTTGATTAGAAAAGAATACAACTTTAGGAGCCCTATTTAAAACAAACTTAAATCCTACAGGACTTAAAAAGTTCTTATTCTTTACTTGATTTCTAAAACCAGTAGTTACTGCCATTAGTTCTCATCCTCATCTCTTTGCATCTGTTCTTCTAACTTAGAAAGAGCAGCATTTACACCAGCCAGGCGTTGTTCAAGAGTATCACGCCAATAAGTATACATTTTGTGTTTCCACTTTCTTCGATCTTTAAAACTCATTTTTGAACCACAAAACATTTTTCTACGCAGGTCTCCTCGTATATTTAGATAAAAAAAGACCCCCCGAAGGAGGTCTTTTTGAATGAACTTTGTGAATCCTTTGGATCACATGATGTTCTTAACACCAACACGTCTGTAGTAGCGGTTGCTGTTAACTTGGAGTCTACCAAGTCCCTGAGTAAGTCCTTCAGCAAATGGGTTGGAAACAAGACCATACCTTGTCTTGAAGCCAATTTTGGGCTG